GGGACTTGCGCCCACACAAGCTTTTCGGGTGCCGTCTCATTATCAAGATCCATAACAATCAGGTCATTGATCTTTAATGGATAGCGGTCCAAGTCGGACAGCTTAGGGTCCAGCATGAACTGCATAGCGAACCCGGACTTACCATAGGATGCTTCACGTTCGGCTAGGTCGATGTCACCAAAGCGTGTGGGTTCGGTAGGGTCTCCGACGTTATCGTCATCAATACAGGAGTCAGCTATGTTACCCTTGTAGATCTTTTCGGACTTATCGGATGTTACCTTCTTTGCTGGCCACACTCGCATCTCGTAGTCACGCTCAAGCATCTTGTTATAGATACTGTCTTCACACTGAGGTGTCCCAAGGAAAAGGATGCGGCTGTTGTCCTCAGGCTTAAGGATAGCTTCGAACTCCTTGACTTGCTCTGAGAGCTTGTCACGCATTGATTGGGTGGCTGAATTGTTAGGGACTTCTACGTCGTCAGCAACAATGATGTCAGCACGGGAGCCGGTAAGCTGGGATGTTATACCAAGGGACTTGACCGAGGGAGCGTGGGATGCTTGGGCTGGTCCGACATCAAAGGAGATCTTAGAGAAGCGTTGTTTGTCCCCAGGCATCAGGTGAGCCAAGACGGGCATCTCGTGGATCAACCTAAGGGTGAACGTAGAGAAGTCATCAGCGCGGTTCTTGGATGCCGAGACAACAAGGATGTTCTTTTGTGGATCTAGGAGGAGTTGGTGGACAACAAAGGCTGAACAGATCCATGACTTACCGACACCTCGGAACCCTTGGATAACACCTCGTCGTGGACCGTTTTGCATCCACTCGGCTATCTCGTATTGGATAGGGGTGGGTGCGGGTAGCGTAAGGTGGTTCCATGTCATCCAAAGGAAGTTACGGAAGTCCTTAAGCTGTGGTGGGATGTCACTCATTCATTAACAACCTTATCAGTCGGATCTTCGAAGGGAAGTAAATTTACAAGTGCCTCCAAGGGTGAATCCTTAGTGATGCTGGCTGTGATGTTATTATCCTTAAGTAACTGACGTGCAGCGTTTAACAAGGCAGGAGGTGCTTCACCACTTTTGATCTGATCAATGAATGTGTCGATGAGAAGGTCTTGTAGACCCTCCATCTTGATGCTTCGTTTTTCGTCGCTCATTTTTATTTCTGTTTCTGTTTTAAGAGGTGTCGTATCTTTATTAACATATAGATCAACGTGGAGAGTCCTACCGCAATAGCCACAGTGGTGTTAACTTGTTCGAGTGTTATATTTGCAATCAATCCGGTGATACCTACTAAGGGTGTATTGACTGAGGAGTTCATATCTTGTGTTAGCTAAGGGTGCTTCCGAAGACAACGAAGTCTAGAGCCCTGCCTGATCCGGAGTTATTGTTAAAGTCTACAACAAATCCTGATGTTGATTTACTGACGATTGACGGGGCGTCATAACCGGCTCCTGTAGCTTTAATACTTGTAATCACAACATAGTCCGCTGTGTCTAGCGCAACCGCAAAGTTAATCGTTCGTTCGACACCATTAGCGGATGCAGAAGCGACATTAAACGTATTTGAAATAGTGGTATCTGTATTTGTAGCGAGACTAACTGATCCATAACATCTTGGAGAGAATGGACTATACCTAAGAACGTCAGGTGTTATTGGGCTTGACGCTGCTTCCGTCTCTACGGCGGCTTTAACAGCCGAAGCTGATGCGTTTGAGATCTCGGTGTAACCAATACTATTGTCAGCTATCTGTGCGCTTGTGACTTGGTTAGCTCCGATCTTTGCTGATGTTACACATCCAGTCGCAAGTTCATCTGATCCTACTGTTCCATTCTGGATCTTCGCGGCGTTAACAGCATTGTCTGCAATCTTTGCGTTAGTGACTGCGCTGTTAAGTATGCGTGCTTCAGTCACAGCGTTTGCGCCTATCTTAGTTGCGGTCACGGCTCCGGTCTCAAGCATATTTTCTGTAACAGCTTGAACTCCTGCGCTTGTGGCGGCGGCATCTTCAGCCATCTCCTGTGCGGCAAAGAGACCTTGCTTATAGGCGGTGTCGAGATCTCCTTCGCTTAACACAGCGCCAGACTTAAAGTCAACCGAGGGCTGTATTGAGGTAGTCCGAAAGATCCTTATCTTTGAGGAAGAGTCAACAATACTACTTACAGATGACAAGGAAATCCACGTCGCCGCTGTGCATGTAACTTCCTGTGTAGTAGTGTTTAACGTGTAATCGACACCTTTAGTAAGCACCAAACGAGTGTTACTTCCGTTGATGAAAACTACGGTTATGTCATCGTCAACAAGAGTCTCAAAACCATAGTTAAGAGTCTGGGCTGTTGAGGGTGTTAAGAATGCGGATAGATAGAATGATAGTCCACTTGTGGCTGACATGGTATTTTATAAGGTTGGGATAGGGTTGTTAAGTTCTTCAGCGGCTGCTTTATTAAGCTGCTTTTTCTTAGTGTTAATGTCTTTAACGGCTTGAATTAGCTCAGGAAACTCTAAGCTCATTTCGCGCTTTGCTTTACGTCTGTAAGCTGAAAGCACTTTGTTCATTTCTGTAACTCTGGGGTCTTTATCAATAAGCTGTGATTGACCACCGGCATCGTTTACGGATTTTGTAAATGCTTTAAATTTACGCGAATTAACTAAACCTTTTAGGGATTCTCTTAATGTTCTTCCTTTAATTTTAGTTGTTCCGGTTAGTTCCAAGAAACGGTCGTAAGCCTGATCCCCGGCAGCGTTATAGAATTCCCTCATATCAGTCTCGCGGTTTCCAATGAAGTTTGTTGAAGGCATGGAGAATCCGTATACTAACTCTTGGATTGTCTTATCTACACTGTCGTTCTTTTTACTAGAGACGTAGACCGGGTTCATAACACCTAATAATCCCACAGGGTTCTGCTTGTAAATCGCTTCCCCTAGGAATGTCCGTTTGGGTGGTATTTTTTCAGCGGCAATAGGAAGCTTGCGAAGAACAGCGTCTACTACACTCCGTGACTCCCTAATCATAACTTCACTTTCTCCGAGATCTTTAAACTGGTTAACAGACATAGGCACAGCCATGCCGCTAACAATGTCCCGTCCAATCTTAGGACCATAGATCTCAGGCTGCTGGACAGCGTTTAAGACGTTATTTAGTCCACGAAGGAATGATTTATCAGTTATGTTTTCAGCCATCGAGAAACTTAAAGCCATAAGTGATTCTGAACTTCCAGGCTCAAGCTTCGGGTTCATTGTCATGTGGTCTGCGATGTCGGCTGCAATTCCAATCATGGTGGCAAACGGGTCAAGACGTTGGTAGCTCACGTAGGTTGGATTGTCTTCATCACCAATAACAAATGAGTTAGGCTGCCATCCAGTAGCTCTGAGTGCTTTTATCTCGTCCGGGTTACGTGGTCCACTTCCAGTAATCTTATCTTTGTTTAAGTAGGCATAGTAAAGAAGAGCAGCACTTCCCGCTGTAGCGGTTGCCATTCTTCCTTGATACTCAGCCTTTTGCATTGGACTCATTGCTGCCATTCCAGCACGACGTTCTGCTGCTTTCTTAGAAAGTAACGGTGCGATTTTTTCATACCCGTATCCAAATGGAGTTCTCTTTAACCCAAACGAAAGGATCTGTGCGGGGGTATTAACAAATGGAAGGATTAGTGTTAATGGAGGAAATTTCTCCCTAGCTCTGTTTACTAGACTAACAAACTCACCTTGATTAGGATCAGTGAAGGTTACTTCTCTTGTGAATTGTCTGGTTTCTTCAATTAACTTAAGAGCATCTTGGTCGCGTATAAAGCTGTCTCTATTCTCTAGTGTTAACTTGCGAAGCTCATTTGGGATGAGCATTGGGTTGTCAATCACTTGTCCAGCTTGTTCGCTTTTAAGGACATTCTCACGCGCCTGTTTAGCAAGGACAGAGTGAATCCGGCTTTCGCTATACATTGCGCCGTCCTCAAGAAACGCTTTATCCATAGTCTGTTTGACCCACGCGTCCTTAGCCTCGATTGGTTTGTTGACCCAGTTCTTATCAGTGTGGACGTGGTTGGTCAGGCGTTCGCGAAGATTAGATAATCCGGCGGCTGCTTTGTTCATGGAATCACCACCCGCGTTCAATGCAAACGGAAGGTTAAACCAAGTGTTAACCCATCCCATTGCTTTACCAAAGGTGCTGTCCTTATTCACCCCGTAAAGCTCAGGGTCAAGTGCGTCGATGTTTGGTTTACTTGAAGCGTCTGTGAACGGGGAGTTAGCGCCTGTGACCACATCGGACTTGGTTCTAGTGCCTTTAGCTCCAGCTTTGATTACCATTTTAAAGTCTTCAGCTTGTTGGTGGAATTTCAAAGCTTCTTTAAAGACTTGTTGTTGGGCTTCATCACCCTTAATAGCGCCAACGCCAGCACCGACAATGCGTTCCATTTTTGTTAATAAGCGAACCGCAAGAGGCATAGACACGTTTAGTGTGGTAGTTGCTGGTCCAGACAGAAGGTTACGCTGAAATAATCGAACACCAAAGTTAGTGAACTTATCAAACCCGCTCATCTGAGACATCTCGTTAATTTTAACAAAAGCATCTAACGGGCTTTCTCCGTCAGCAGCATACATCATTCGCTTCATAAAGGTATCAAACCCTTTCTCCATGTCCCCCGGACGAGTCTTCAACCAGTTATCAAAAGCTTTCTTTGTAGTGAATCCTCTACCGGCTCCGTTAATAGCGTCTTTGCGTCGCTTAACATATTCATTTCGTTGTCTCCGGAGTTCTTGAAGACGAGTGGTAGGAGTTGTATTGAGGACTTTTCTTCTAGCTGCTTGCGCGTTGCTTAGATCGGTGAATTGTTGATCTGTTAATTTTGAAAGAGCTTGCACATCTTCAATAACCTTTTGGATGTCGTTCTCTTCTCGGATCATCTTTTTGGCTGAATCAATGCGAGCAAGGATGTCATCCATCTCCGGGTCAACTTTAAAGGTAGAGGGATCTAATTGTCCTTTGGTTGTTTTGCCTTTCTGTAATAGATCGGCTCTTAAGGAATCTAAGGTCTCCTTTGCGTTGGCAATTTTTATCTTTCGGTCGGCCTTGGATTTAACAATCTTCTTAAGGTTCTTGACGGTTGTTGATGAAGTTCCTTTAGCTTTGGCCGCTCGATTCTTAGCCGCCTCTTTAGCTGTGACTCTAGCTTTGTATTCATTCGGACTAAGAGTATCCACATAGTATTCCTCTTCGCGTAATGTTATGATGTCTTGCTCGTCTCTGTAGGCTTGATCGTGATAACTGATTTTCTCTTCCAATGATCGTATCTCTTCCTTCAACTTAAAGGCATCCCCATCTTCCTCAATCTCAGGTGCTTTTGCTTCTCCTTTTATTTCGTCCGGATCTTTTCCTGATAACTCTGCTGCTCTTTTTCGTTTAATCTCAAGTTGTTTCTCAAGAGATTCCTTTCGACGTGTAAGACTTTCTTTGGCTTTTAACCGCTTTTTGCTGATGCTTTTCTGTTTATCTTTTGTAGGCTGTCCTTTAGTAGGGTCAATAAACTCATCAGCTTCGCTCAGTAAATCTTCGGCTGCTTTGTCCGTATCTTGGATGTTAATCTCAGCCATCGCGTCCGCTAAGTCATCGTCATCTGCAATAACATCAGCCATTTCACGCGTGTATCTTTCATCAAGTTTTTGATCAGAGGATTTAATTCCTAAACTTTCTTGCAAAGATACGACAAATTTATTTTTACGGTCTAGTAAACCTTTGGAGAACTCAGTGCCGTAAGCAGCTTGCGTTGCTGTGAAATACTTTAACCTCCGTTGTTCCGCTGTAGCAAGTAGTGTCAGTTTACGCAATTCTAATTGATCCGGTGCAGACTTTGCTAATTCTTTTTCACGTTTAGCGCCTATTGTTGTAAGACGGTCAACGGCAGTTCTCATTCCAATAATCGAAATCTGCTGTCCCGCCCGCGCTTGTTTCATTGCTAATAATTTCGTGTCGTCATCTAATATCCCACCTCTTATTGCTTTCTTAATACCTTCAGCAGACATCCCACTGGTTTCTAGTATTTGAATCATCTCTGCTGCTCGTTTTTCTTTACTTGCAGCATCTTTCGCAACGAGGTCGGGCGTAAAGCTTTTAAAGATGTCGTCCATCTCGGCTTTAGTGTTAGCTCCTAGAATGGCTTCGGTTAGACGTTCACTTGCGTATATTGCTTGTTCTCCACTAACATTCTCAAAATCATCAGGCAACTCGGTTGTCCCTTCTTTACCCTCAGTCTTCGCTCCTGGAATTAGGTTATTTGGGTCAAGATTCTGTTGTTCTTTAGTGACTTCATCGGCAAGTTTTTGACCTTGTTCCGTCTCACCGGCGTTTTCTCTAAGACTCGCATTGTGATCATCTCTTGCTTGATTTAACTTATCAACCGACTTTTTTGAACCATCAAAGGTTTTCATGGCTTTAATAAGTTTCGCGCCAGTCCATACCAGTGACCCTACTGCTCCTCCAATAGCACCGCCTTCAATAACATTTTTCATTCGTCCTTCAAACTCAGAGTCATCTTGGTTTGACTTTAAGTATTCGGTAACTCCCGAAAGGACATCAGTGTGTTCAGCCAACAGGTCACTTAAACGCGCTTCATGTCCGTCAAAGGCCGCAAAATCAGCAAGCGCACCAGTAGTTATTCCTTTAATTGTCTTAGTGGTCTTTTCACCAAATCGAATGGCAGTGGCAGCGCGTCCCGCTTTACTTAACAAACCAACAGCAAACCCTCCGGGAATCAAACCGGCGGCGAATTGTGTTATACCTTCTGCGAGTCCACCGGCGATTCCAGTAGGTCTATCAAAATGTCGTTTGGTGTAGAACTCTTCGTCCATATCAAACATGCCACCAAGGGTCATATCAGCGAGCCCTACCATAGATCTTCCGAAACCTTCTAACCCAGCCACTACCCCGGTCCCTATGTCTTCAAACACGCCAACATCATCTTCATCGTCCGGGATGTCTAGGTGTTCGTAGTCTGGGTCACTAAGAGAAGCTCTCCCCGTTATTTGGGGCGAGGACATTGAAGTAAACGAATTAACCGTCTTTGGAAATATATTCATATGGTAAAATTATTTAGGAGTTTTCTCTTTAGCTGGCAGTCCGAAGCCAATCTTACGAGCTAGTTCTACTTGGTCAGTTCTAAATTGTATCTTTTGTTCTTCCGTTCCATCTGGGAAATACTTTTTAAACAACTCATCTAAGTCATCAAATACGTTATAAGCTCCGGCTCTTGCTGCGTAGTAACTATAGATGTGAGTCTTAGGTGTATCTCTGCGTGAATAAAGAGGAGGTAATTTATTTCCATCAGGTCCATCGCCGTCTGGGTTTAATTCAAGAGTATAACTAGGCACTCCTTTTCTCGGGCTGTAGTTACCGCGTTCCGGGGATTTCCCTGCTGTGGTTCCTTGGTAACGAATAACCGCACCGTCCCTGTGTAGCTGCATAGGCAATCCAATATACTTAGATCGTTCTATAACTTTTGCTCTGTGTTCATCTGCTTTATTAAACTTTTTATCTCTTTCATAAACCGCACCCGCAAACGCTTGATCTAAGTAATACGAAGGGGTGGTTTTACGATAGACTTGCTCAATTAACTGCTGTCGCGTGTCGTAATTTGAGTTTTTATTTTTCATCAATTTAAGAGCGTCATCGTCCGAAACGGTGATGTTAAAGCGATCCAAAGCGTTCTCAGAGGTTTCGTTACTTTGTGTGGGAACCATTTTACCATCCTTATCCAGAAAGTCGGTTTTACCTTTACTTTCTTCTAACGCCATTGCGATTTTTGTCTGCGCTCTTTCAAACGAATCGGTGGGTTTTACACCAGCCTTGTTAGCTAGTCGATCAACCGAAGCCTCACCCCTAAATTTTTCAGCGCGTTTTCTTATTTCCTCAAGCGCATTATCAGAAGTTTTATCAGCTTCTTCTTTAAAATAGGTTTCTAATCTTTCCCGGTATAGCTCACGAATTGTTAACTCACGACCGTCTTCGGTAGTAACATTAAATAGACGTGGGTCTTTAATTCCACGCTGCTCGTATTCCTTCATAATGTCACGAGCAGCTTTTTCACTGGCTTTTAACCATGTCTTTTGCGGTGCATCATACAGGATTGTATTCCAAGTGTCTTTGGCTTTTCCTTGCCAGTCGTCTTCTTGTGTAACTTTCAAGCCTGATACGTCTTTTCCCAGAGATTCCCAAGCTTCAACTAAAGAATCCGAGCTTTGATATTTTCTACTTAAGTCTGTTTTACCTAGATTCTGAAGGATGGTTTCTCGGTTGGGTATCAAGGCGTAGAAGTCAACGTCGTCAGTTATTCCAAATTGTCCTATCAATTCTCGTTTGTTATTTGCATCAGCAATTAGATCGTCACGCTCAGATTTTCCGATTTGTTTATTATTAAACAGGGTTTCAGCCCTAATAACAGAAGAAGCTAACTCTTCTTGGACTTGATCAGCCGTCATTTTCTTGGCATCAATCAATATTTGCGAAATCTTCATTTGTTCAGCCAAGGCCAGTTCTGATCCAAACGAGTCATCGGTTGTCTCCTGACGCTTCTCTTCGGCATCAACCATCCGTTGTAGACGTGATATGTATAGGTTAGAGTATTTCTTACCGTCGAGAGTTAGCTCGCCGTTTTTAACTTGCTCAAGATAGGTGTCAGTGACATTTAGATTTTCTTGAATGTTTGCTTGTAGAAATTGAAGGGATGAGTTTTCAACTTTTTCGCGCCACTTTTGAGGGTCATCTAGATTCTTACCCGCTTGTATATCCGCGACTCCTCTTCGGTATTTGTTATCGTTAGAAAAGGCGTGTGTGTAAGCTTTTGCTTCTCTCTCTTGTTTTAATGTATTAACATCTAATTCAACTTCTTGGCTTGCGGTTAACTTTACCGGCTTTTTGTCTACGACAGTTTCGGGTGCTGTTCCTTCTTGGATATACTTAGCACCTTTAACCGCTTCGGATATGCCCTCGGTAACTATTCCAAAAAAACCTTTCGGCGAGGTCTTCCCTGCGTTAGTCGTTGCCTCTACCTTAATCGGGACGTTCTCTAAGTTGTTTGTAGTTCCGGTCTTATCGACAAAGGAAAACTCTGTTAAAATACTTTCGTCACCTTGTTGCGCTGGGTTCGCTGAGACACTCACGTAGTCTGCTTCTCCTCGCATGAATTGTTCAAGAGAGTTTAGTTCACTGCCGGGTTCTTTTAGGAACGTATCAAGCGTGGCTGGTAACACCAGAGGACCAGCAGGAGCAACCCTAGGTAACTTAGGTTTCTCTTGGTTCACCACAGGATCTTTAGGTTCCGTATTAAACGGGTCGCTCGAAGGTAGCACTGACCCGCCAGCACCTTCGTTATAAGTCACGTCATCCCCTGGAAGAGGTGGAATGTCCTCAGTGTTGAGGTCTACCGCGCCAAAAGAATCATCTAAAGGTGTGTTAGTCCACTCACTGGAGTCGTCCATAAGGATGTTCTCTTGTGATGCTGAGTTAATAAATTTGCGTCTGTTATCGATCAAGGTAGCGTGGGTTTTACCAGCGAGTCCCGGAATCCTACGTAACATCTCATTGTGTAACGCTTTTTGGTGAGATGAATTAGCGACCATTGCATCTACTTCACCCGGTATCACATCGTTGTAACGCTTCTCAAGCTCTGCGATTGGGTCTTCAGAGTTTAAGATTTTGTTCATCTCTGATGGAGAAGCGTTTGATAACTCAGCCTCTAAGGTCTGTAACTTTGGAATGACTTCCGTCTTTAACACCTGACGATACAGTTCTTCATCAACGGCCTCTTTCTGAAACAAGTCATAGATAAAACTTTTTGCTGATTCGTCGCCGCCCTCTGCGCGTTTCTTTAGCTCCTCTTTAATCTCCATAGGGGACATCCCTTGGACTTTCTCGATCCCCGCTTGTTGTTGAATGTTTTTAAATTGACCAGCAAGTTGAGGGAACTGATTTAACGCTTTCGATAATTGAGTAAACGAGTTCTCCTTGGGGGTTTCTTGTGTTACTACGTTGTATTGACCGCCACGGCTGATTGTTGATCGCAGTGAGACTTGACCAAGATTAACATCAACTTTCTCCCGTGTGTCCTGAGAGAGTGCTTTTTTAAGATCTTCTGTTGTCATTTAAAATTGTTATTTAGAGGGAAACACCTGAGCGGTTTGCATTCCGGTTTGCATGCCTTGTAACCCTGCTTCCAATAGGCTGGCTTGTTTGATTGGCTGGTTGATTCTAAGCTGGTTCATTCGTGAGCGTATGGCTCCTTCCTCTAACTCTAATCCAGTCTGCTGTGCTTGCATCTTCTGCTGTTGTTTCTCAGAGAACGCGTATCTTGCTTGTTTCGCTGTCAACGAATCGGTCAACCTCTCTAAGGACATACCAGCAATACCTGACTCCGTAAGAGCAATTAAACGCGCACGTGACTTTGCTTCCATAGTCTGAACTTGCGCGGCTTCGGTGCGTTGTGACCGGGCTGTGTTTTCCTGCGCCTCTCTTAGTCTTACCGCTGTATTAGCACGTTGCGCTCTAACTTGTTCAGCAGCAGAGGCTTGTGCTTGAGCTTTTTCTTGGGCGTTTGCCGCAGCCCGTTGCCCAGCATAGGAAGATGCAGCACTAGCTACAGCCATAACGATAGGATTACACATAATTGTTATTTAGATAAAGAGGGATTGATTTGGAATGAAAGGAAGTCGGTGGAGTCGTCATCGGAGAACTCAGCACCACACCACTTAAGCCATCGAATAGCTGTGGTGTTTTGGACGTGGACGTGGTTGACACATGGTAGTTTGTAGTGGTTAACAATAAAGGAAAGCCAAGCTTTACTAGCTTTAGCAAACTCAAAGCCCGCAACTTGAAGCAGCCTATCGGTTGATAACAACCAGATGTAGTTGGTGTTATCCTTGATAAGCTCACCGATCCCAAAGCAAGCTAAGGGAGCGTGGTCGTCTTTGGCGCATATGGTCCACGTGTGGTAGTCTTGCTTTAACCCTAAGGTTAGGGCTTGTGTTGGGGTGGACCCACTGGTTAACAAACATTCAAGTTTGTCGATGTGGCGCATGTTGATGCCTACCTCTTCACAGTCAGATTTACGGGCTGACCTAAGGTAGACGTTATTATATTCTAGTTGAACGGGTATGGACGTTGGCTTCGAATTCACAGGCTTGGAAGTTAGATGCAAATGCACTTGAGTTAACAATCTTAATAAGCGAATCCTTGGCTTGTGTAAAGATCGAGAATCGCAACTTACCGTCTTGTGAAAGCAGGGTGTCCGTCGAGGTGATGTTAATGACGTTAGGACTGTAGGTAAAGATACGCTTGTCCCTAGCAACTGGTGTTACCTCAACTTGGAAATCCACAGCGTCCGTAAAGAACAAGGTGCCATTCCTAAGGATCATGCGGGCAAGACCCGAGGACACTGGTGGGTTACCTTGTTTGAACACTGGCTCACTGAAGGTGTATTCTAGGTTGTATCGAACACCACTGAAGCACGTCCGGTTGTAGGACTGGATGCTTGCTTGGGTGCCGTTGACAAAGTTAACAGTTACCCGGTTACCGTGGCTGTCATACACCTCAACAACATCATCAGGACCGGGAGTGAACCCAAGGTCGATCAAGGTGGCGGTAGGTGTGGAGGTGGGGTTACCAACAAAGGTTTTCTTCTTGAGCATGTCAAGGTGGATCGTAAAGCTGTCAAGGGTGTCGTCCTCAAGACGTAGCTCTTCACACTTCATCTCAGTCAACAGGGTGTCGCCATCTTTGTCACCGACAACAAACAGGGAGCTATTGATGAACTCTAGGCTTAGGACATTGAAGGGCATCTTGAACTTGCTCCATGAGCTAACAACCTTTTCCCGTCCGTTAAAGAAATACTTGTAGACGTAGATGGTGTCGCCTCCTGAGCTAAGAGCAATGAGGTCGGTAGCTGTTGACCCTGATGTTACAAGGATGTTACCGTTGGTGATGTATCCTGGAACTTGTGTGGTAATGTCATCCGAGTCGTAAACGTCCGTGGTGGCATTGAGAGAATACTCTTGCATACCGAGGAAGTTACCACGCTTAAATGGGAAATAGACATAAGAGCCAACAGCAAGGGGATCTTCGGATGTGTTAACATCATAGTTGGTGACTGCCTCAAGAGTGATTGTTTCGTTGGTCAAGGGATCACCCTTAAGAACAAACTGTCCCCGGTCGGCAAATAACAACAGGTTCTCTTGGAAGGCTACACTGCTTCGAAGGTTTGTTACGTTAGCGGTTGCCGATGTAACATCAATCGGAGCGGTATCCAACAGAGTCCTTACGGTGGTCCTAAAGAAGTTAAAGAGTTCTCCGGCTTCCGAAAGCACCACAGAGTCCTCGTAGATGAATCCTAGGCGGTTCTTAAAGAAGACAAAGTTGTTAAGCTTCTTGCCGACAAAGGATGGAAATGGGTTGGTATCATCATCGCCTGACTTACGCTTGGCCCACCCGGTAGTGTTAACTGTAAAGGTGTTCGGGCCTGTGTTAACAAGCTGAAGGGGAAGGGTGTCGGGGTCGAGAGCGATGTCGAGGTCTGGTCCTACGTCTTCTACCCATCCTCCTTCACCAAAGGATTGACCGTCGTTAGTCTCAAAGCGGAGATAGTAGTCGTCCTCGTTAGCGTCAGCAGAGCCACGCACAGCAACCCGGAAACCATCAGGTCCACGCACAGGTAGATCCGACAGCGAATCGACTTCTTTGTGGACGAGTCCTAGGCCGGAACCAGCAAGACCATCGAATGCTTCAAGGAAGAAGTCTTGGCCGTCGTTGCGGTTGATGAGGATAGAGCCGTCTTTGTCCTTTGAGGTGTAAGCGGCGGCTACAGGGAAAGGTCCAGTAGAATGTTCCGGTTGTTGTTCATCAATAACAGTATTATCATCGGCGTTGCCTCCATTTAGGACGGTAGTAAGTCTTTGGGCAATGTTAACTGTATCGGCTGCTTGGTCGTTGTGTGATGCCTTATGAGTGACAACATGAACTTCGTCATAAGCAGGGGACGCAGGGATTGATGAGGCAAAGCTTTGTTGCGAGTCGTATACTGTTGTTAATCCTTTATGAAGAAGTGTTACTCCTGTTACAGCCTGTGTCGTTGAATCTACAGTAATATCGAACTCAGGACGGATCTGCCATTCTACTCCTGTCGGAAACTCAATCGTTGGCTCATCGTCGGATGTGTAGCCTGATCCACCGCTAATGACACTGATACTGCTGATTTGATAAATGTATTTATTATCGAAGAACCCAGTCCTTTCCTCTGCCCAAGTAATACTAAAAGTTGCACCACCGCCACTAAAGGTTCCTTTGTCTCTGAACTTAAGACCATACTTCTTAGCGTAGTCTCCTTGTTTAACAAACACTAAGGCACGGGACGAATCAAGCGCCTCGGACTTCTCGGCTGTCTTACCAACAGTAACATCAGTGTTAAGAAGGAACGTGCTGTCACCTATGGTAAGAGCTTTAAGCTGTTCGTGGGACTTGTTAGCTGTTGCTAGTTTAAGATAATCGCCACTGACCGTGTAACCACCAGTGCCGCCTTCAACAGATGCTTCGTCTCCGGTCTCTAGGTTAAACACCCTGATAACACCTGAGCCGTCACCTGTGGTCCGATGCTCAATAGTAACAACATACCTTTCAGTCTCACTCCGGTTGATGAAGTGCAGGAAGTCACCCTCAAGAGCTACAGCCCCTAGGTTGTCTATGAGCCGTGCCGGAGGACGCTTAGTGAGTCCTTTGGTGACGGTGGAAAGACCGTTGATCTGTTCCTCACATTGACCAGCTAGACGCACCTGAGGTGACTGTTGGCTGACCCCTTGGATGAGGTTAGGAACGGTAGTTGTTATGTTAGCCATCGTTTAAGCAAGGTCAATGCGGCGGTTGATGCCGATACGTGTAGCAGTGTCGTAGTTGTCAAAGATTGTTCGATCTGAGTTGTTACCTTCAGCTTCTTCCATAGCTGCCTTGGCGCGAATCTCATCACGGTAAATAAGTGCCTCAATCTCACGGGAGCCAACAAGTCTGTTAGCAAACATCCGGGATGCTTTGAGGGCGATGTAACGTCGAGCCTGTTCTGGTAGCTCTTCGTATTCAAGTAAAAATGTTATGTTAACCTTAAGCTCGTCTTCAGTGAAGACATCAGTGTAGTTCTTACGGTCGAACAATGTGGTGCCTCGTTGGACTACATCATAGGTGGTGTCAACTGTGTCCACTTGTAGGACGTTGTCAGGTAACACAAACTTATTGGAGGCATTGGCTTCCAACTTGTAGTCTTGGGCTGTGTTAAAGTGCCACCCATCTTGTTGAACCTCACGTGACACTTCGTCAATAACACCTTTAGCAAGTGCAGCAGATGGCGGCAAAGCAGTAGTGTTAGCAATAGAGTTTACAGGTGCTTCGGTAACGTAACCGAGCATGGTGTTAACAGCGTCAAGTTTGGAGGTAAGGGTAGCCATAGTAAGTGGGAAAAGGAAAAGGCCGCACCCCAATCATTAAAGAAAGGAGTGCGACCGTTGGGGTTATTAGGGGGTATTAGTCAGCGTCTTTGATTTCAAAGGCAGCTTCGGGGCGAAGGACACCGTGGCCCATAGCATACTTAGCTACGAACAGGCTTCCTTGGAGTTCGACCTTGTAGTCGCTTTCGGTAGCAAGGTCAAGGAGCTTGACAGTTCCAATCGCCGATGGGTGTCCACCAATGATGAAGGTCTTGTCCATGTCGGCGTTGTATCCGATTCCACCAGAGCCAAACACGTCGTTCTTCACAGAAGCACTTGCGTCTTGTCCGTTTTGTGAACTAGCGCCGATAGCTACGTCAACAAGGTGATTTGACTTGTAGATGTTAATACCAGCAACCATTGGGATGCGACCAGTAGCAACATCACCACGACCACCGAAGTCACGGTTGATAACCTCTTCACCAGAGGCAAGCAATGTGTAGTAATCGGCTGGCTTAAGGATAGCGAAACGCTTTCCATCGTTAGGGATGTCGTTCTCGTCAAGCTTCTGAGCAGCCTCAAAGAGCTTGGCTTGAATCACAGTTCCAGTGAAAGCACCCGGCTCACCTCCATCGATTGCGATACCAGCTTTACCGCCAGTAATAGTCGCAGCCGAACGAGCAGCAGCCGTAAGGGTCTTCATGGTTGCAAGATCGAAACGCTTGGCAAGAGCCTTACCGAGTTCCTGAGCATAAATGCTTCGGACATCGTAGTGGTTCTTAAGCTCATCAATGTTTGCAATGAACGTAGAGGCAAGTAGGACATCATCAATGCTGATAAGTTTCTCAGCGTGTTTAATAGCACTGAGGTAGCTGTTACCGGCATCAGCAATGTTCTGACCTGGGGTGTGGTATTTAGCGGTAGCAATGCCAGTTACAGGGAACTGAGCAGACTTACCGTTGGATATAGTCCGAACCGTGTGAAGGTCTTTCATCACGTTGAACTCTTCGAAGGTGGTCAGGATTTCTCCTGAGAACACCTTAAGGAACAAAGCATCAACTGCTCCGCTCGCATTAACTTGTCCCAATCGGGACGCGGATGTATCTCCGTTAGCCATAATATTTGGTTTTTCTAATTGTTGTTGTTAAGGTTGTCCTCATTCGGATGTGTCCGTAACCGGGTTCGGAGCTATTGATTGTCCACCGCAGTGGGTCTCATCGTCGGCCTCGGGGGAGTCTATCTTTATGATGACGTTTGGTTTAAACACCACCAAGCTACTTATGCAGCTTGTAATAATGGTGAAAGTTGTTGTGTTATCTTCACAGCCGTGCCATGAGGTAACAGTAAGGTAGTTATCGCCTATGTCCGTAAGTGAACCATAGACTGAGCATTCAAGGGGACCATCAGTTGCATCTTGCACGTGGTCTAGGAAATCTATTTGAATAACATCTCCTAACAGGAGGTTCTCGTTTATTTCCCTCAAGTCCCCTTTCCTTTCTTCTTCTTTGACATGATCTTCAACCCCTTCCGCTTGGCGGCTTTCTTAGCTGCTTTCTTACCTTTGGGGGTATACGGATACGACTTATCTCCTACTTTGGGCATAGTGTTATTATTGTTAGTGTTGGGGTTGGGTTCAGCATTTCCACCTTCTACGGGCTTTACATGCTCTCTTGTCGGGAGTCTTTGAACAGCTTATGTTGTGTTTTTTTAAAATACCTAGACTACGCGCACAAAAAGACCGCTTCCTCGGGCCTCCCTCTGGTTGCGGTTTCTTTAAGTTACTACCTGTCTTTCGGTTGTAATACTTGCGCCCTTTTTCTGTTAAGCCTCCTTTGTCTGACTTGTGTTCTTTGCGAAGGGACAATCCTTTTCGTTTAGCGGGCATGTTGGTTGTTCTCTAGGTCGTTGATGTAATGTAACATCTCCCCCACCGTCTGCTTCTGGTCCGTTGTCCACGTCTGCTCTCTGGCCTTCTCTAAAAAGTAAGGGAGCTTTGTCGGACGAAGAGTCGGAGTGCATCCACTCATCAATAACATCACGCATGTTGCTGTGACGCTCAACATATAGTTTCTCTTCATAGGCTTCCATAAGACCACGAAATGCCTCTGCTAACCGAGGAAACGATATAAGTAACTTGACTAGCAGAGACACAGACATGTGGTGCGTGTGTGTTTAAATGTTGTTATTTTTGTTTGGCACGACCAATGTTAAGTGCAAGGAAATCGACAACCTTGTAAAGCTTCTTGACCAACCCGTCATCGACAGGTGTAGGTGTAAGAGCGGCGATAGCGGAACAAGCGGCAATGACCATAGAGATGGCACTGAGGAGTTCAGTTTTGTTGTCGAGGATGTAAGTAATAATAGCTGACATAATTAGAATGCGGTTGTGACTGATAGTCGTTGTGAGACTTGCTCCCGGTATTTGTTATCGTAACTATAGCGCGGGTCTTGCATAGCAATCGTCATCTCCTTAGAGGAGCTAAAGGGCAATGCCCCGGCTGTTCCCGAGGTGTCGCCTTGGACAAGAGAAACAGGTGTTCCACCGTCCGACTGAAAGCGAGCATAGAGACCACGGATAGCCATAGTTGCTGCGTTAACATCCCCTGACTCGACAGTGTTGTTATACACCTCTTGTTCTTGGTCTGTTAAAGCTGTTGCTGCCCACTCGGACATAGCCTCGTAGTTCTCAGCGCCTCCGGCCTCCTTCATCAAGGTTTGTTGTTGTTGGTTAGCCACGGCTTCGTAGCCGTTAACATACATATCAACCATCTCCTTAGGGATGCCGTTAGCCTCAAGGGACTTATAGGTCTCCTCGGATAGCTCACCGGTCTCGAAGTATTCTTCGGAGGCGCTGGTGACAGCAGTGTTGGTTACCTCTGGTTCGCTCGTGGCGTTGTCTTCTTCGGTCTCGGATGGCTCGGCTTTGTTCTCGTGGAACTGCTTTTCGAGGTTGCTGTAAGCGTCTGCTAAAGCCTCCGGGTTATCAAACTTCTCCGGTAACCACTCAGGGCGGTCTTGTGGAGTTGCTTCAGCCGTTTCGGGCTGTTGTTCTTTGGCTTGCTCATCTTGCATAGCAGCCTGTTCTTCAAGAGACATATTCTCCTGTTCTGTGGGTTCGCTAAATGTAACGCTTTCCATATTTATTCTTGTGGTTCGACTGATGGCATGTTACCCGCCAACGCCTGATCGTTCAAGGCTTTAATACCGGCTGGTCCTAGCTTCTCAGTCATAGCTTGCATCTGTTGCATCTGTGCTTCTTGTTGCATCTGCTCGGCGCTCTTGATGAGTCCTTCGGTCTTGATACCGAGAGCAGTTGCACGACGCTTAAAGTAGTCTTCAACATTAACAAACTGGCCGATAGCTTCTGGTCCTACGACCTGAGCAGCACCGGCAAGGAATAAATCTAATTTAGAAAGATCGTTACCTCTACCAAGGGCCTCTACCCCGGTAACAATAACTGGCTTCACCAAGTCCTTAGGAAGCTTAGGTAACATCTTCTTCTTTTGCATGACTGACATGATGCGTTTCACCAATGGTAATTGCATCTCAGCAGCAAGGAGCGAGTAAAGACCACCTAGGGAAGCCTCAAGCTCTTGGGATAACATACGGATCTCTTCGGCTGTCACACGCTCGGCCTGTCGGACTACACCTGAGGTCAACAAGAAGGCAGCACCAAGGCGGTCCTTGATTGCTTCCATGGTAACCTGGGCTGTCCTAAAGTCGTTGAACTTATCTAGCTGGAGAGTGTTAACATCAGCGGCGTTGCCTTGGACAATCGCACCGTTGGGGCTTTCAGCTAACGTCCGGGCTCTTGTGGTGCCATTAGGGTTAACAAGAAAGAGAACCTTAGCAGCAGCAGCCGATCCCTCGACAATAGCACGGGTCAACGCTTCGAGACTCTGGATGTCACCGAGGTATTCCTCAACGAACCCACGTCCGTAAGCTTCACCGTCAATCCTAGAAAGTCTTAAAGGGATGAATGGGTTGCGGTCCATTGTTACCTTACCACCAGCATACGGAATATCTACACCATTAACATCCTGAGTGATCACCCAGTGTTTGGCGTTCCTTTTACAAGAGGTAAACAAGTCCACCTTAGCGTCACTTTCGGCAAGGTTCGGATCTTGTTGTTGAAGTCGTTGGCGTATCTCCTCCGAAAGAGTGCTGAATGCAACAGACTCCTTGGTGGCCACAGATAACAAATTACCCATAGGGTCACGCTGGACAACAAAGCGGTCGAGGTGAAAGACTCGGAGTCCTCCTTCATCCGGTAGATATAACAAAGCGTTACCGGTGATGATGAGATGCTTAAGGGCTTCGTGAAGAGCAACCCGGTATGCACCTCGGGTAACCTCATCCATCACTAGCTCCTCAAGGGCTTGGAGAGATGCTTCGATCTCACTCATTAACTCAGGTGGAGTCTCGTCCTCGGCAAGCTTCTTTTCGTTGGCTTGGAATCTAAAGAAAGGTGAGTTAGGAGGCAACAACGCAAGCAACAGCTTAGAGGCAAGATTGTTAACACCACGGGAACCGACGCCACTGAAAGGTGTCTCTAGGCGACTGTGGGGACCGAAGCCCTCCTCAGGCATAACATAAGGAAGCGTCAGCTTTGAACAGGCCCGTCCTCGGTCAAGGTAGGAATACCGTGCGCCTTCTAGGGTGGTATAGAGTTGCTGTGCTGTCTCGACGTGCATGTGTTATTGTTGTTAAAGTAGTTCCTCGGGTTGAGGTTTGATTGATAAAAATTCTAGTTGGGTTAACTCCTGCACACCCTCGGCATCTTCAAGCATAGCGTCGTCGTTGGATGTAAAGCGCCAGCAGTCGATGGCTATAAGTCGTCCACTGCCGTCGGTAGCTTCTGCCAGGTTAGCAACAGGTGGAAGTCCGGTGAGCGTAGTGCCTTGTTTGTTAGGATAGCCCCGGTCAGAGTCTACGGCTGCAACAAGTCCCGTGTAGAGTTCGTCTGGCTTGACGACGTAATAACGAAACCCAGTGTCAGCGCGGGATTGCTCAATGTCTGTGAGTGGTTCTTGTTGTTCGTCCATTAGTCTATCAGTTCAAGTTCGTCGAGAAGCTCTAGGTCTTCTTCGACAGGTGGCTCCCAGCTTAGGCGTTGTAGGTAGGTCTCAAGGTTGATTTCCTCAATGCCCTCTAGGTCAAAGTTATCGGACTCAAGGATGCCACTGCGTTTAACACAATATAACCTATCGCTGTTGGTCTCAGGGTCTAAGAAAGTCTTATCCCAAAGAGCAAGCCAGCGTTCACTTTGTTCGTCTGGTAGGTTCCTTGCGGTGTTACCAGCGGCTGTCAAAGTGTCATAAGATGCCTCGTTGCTGAAGCGGAAGAAGCGATGGGTTTCGTCGTTCATTAGTTTAGTTCCTCAAGTGGTGGAAAGAAATCAGAGATGTTATCAACCGTAGGTGCGTCCTCTTCGCCGTCGATGAGCTGGTAACCGTTGTGCTTAAGAATTGCAAACATACCACCTTCGTGATGCTCAACCACATTAGCCCACAGGACTGTTGTAGTGCCATCGTAGTTTTCGCCAGTAACAATCTTTGCGTTGTAAGCGTCAAGTGTCTCTTTGTCTTGTGATGTATAATACATTAGCTGTAGATGTCGAAGTGGTCGTTGATGTTAGCCGCAATGCCTAGGCGGTTGGCGGACTGGTCGGTGTCATAGACGATAACCTCTTGGATTGTTCCGGTTATATAGCTGCCCGAGAATATGTCAGACCGCACACCTATTGTGGAAATCGAATAACTACCCGAGCCGACCGCAGGTCCTGCTACTTCCGATTGAGACACCCCGTCCACAGAGCAAGTATAAGAATCTGATGACAACTTAGAAGTAGCATAAATTAAATTATAATCATCAATTACACCAGCAGCACCGAACCGACTTGAGGTAGTAGCGCCTCCTTCACTAGAGTGACATCTTAATAATAAATAATCAGTTGATTTCTGATGTAAGACCATAAAGTTGTCGTCGGTCCCGTTAGAAAGAGTAATGAGTCGTGGGTTTGAAGAGCTACCATCTTGAAGGTGGTTAACAATCGCTACCTCAAGATTTTCTGCAAAGACATTGCTGGTCATCTTCAAGTAATCATTGCTCCCATCAAAGTCGAGTGCAGCCAGACCACCCTCAGTAACCAACGCGCCACCATTGACAATCTTAGGTTGTCTTGAGGCAATAATTTGGTTTGCGTGGTTAGTGCCACCTTGGTCATACCATGTGGTGACGAGGCCGTCGTTTCCTGCGCCTACGAAAGCCACAAGCGTCCCATCGCTAACCTCGGATGCCGTGAAGTCGCTGGTCGCGTTGTCGTTTGAACGGCGAACATTAACAACATTCGGGTCATCATTAGAGTCAAACGAGCGGAGACTGTAAGCGGCTGCGGGTGACAAGACTAGGATGTTATTGATGGCAGGAACCGTCAAGACTCCGTTGATAAACACTTGCCAGCCTTTGCCGATTAGACTGTCGATTGCGGCGTCCGTCGCGGCACTGAGTGAACCAGTGGATACATTGTAGCTGATGTCTATCCCCGTGTCAGTGATGGCACTAGAACCAGATGCACCGTTGGAAGTCGCGTATTGGCCGGAGGCGTCGATGGACACAAGAATGTTCTCTACCGATTGAGCAGTTAAAGCCGTGCAGCCCGCCCATGTGTCATTGAAAACAAAGTTGTTCATGGACCCCGGATTCCAAGTGTCAAAAAATCCAGCGGGGAATGTTGTCATAAGATTGTTGAACCTCCAAGCCCCTAAAAATACTGATGACTTGTCTAAGTTAAGGAGCGGGAATTCTACAATATCTGTATCGCGCCATGTGTTCGCGAAGTTAGTCCCATTGCTCATGTTAATTCCAGCCGGAAATGACGCGAGGTCACTGCTTTGAAATGCGCTTGCAAAGTTGGTGCCGGTGCTAAGGTCAAGAGCAGGAAAACTCGTGAGTCCGCTAGACTGGAATGCGCTCGTAAAGTTCACATTGGACGCGCTCGTGCCTAGCTTTGCGCCCGCCGGGAATGACGTTAGGGCAGAGCAGCCTTGCCATGAGGATTCAAACCGATTTGAGTTACTTAAATCTAACGCAGGAAATTCGTTGAGGCTGTTACAAGAATACCAAGCGAAATGAGCTGCCGTTACGCTACTCGTGTTTACATGTTTAAAATTTACAATGTCAGCGCGACCATACCAAGCTGCAAAAAGAGAGCCAGCAAATGCACCATCTGCCGCGCCTCGGTCAATCAAAAGTTTGCGAGCGTCTTCGATGTCGGCACCAGTCGCACTTTCGGGCAACAAGATAACACCATACAAATCACCAGCTTTGCGATACGTTGCGTTACCTAAGTTACCCAAAAGATTAATCTCAGTGACCGCATCGGAATCCACGCGATACACAAAGGTTCCGAGGCTCGTCCCTACGACCTGCCAGCCAGCTTGGGTTGTCGATGGAATATCTAGGTGGTCGCTGTTGTCTGCGAAGGTAACAACATAGCCGTCAGACACTGGGGCATCGTTGGTTGTGCCTTGTGTCGCATAGCGGTCAGAGTCGCCATTGTCGCTGCCTACGATACGTCCGTTCCATGAGGCCGAGCCTGTTGTTATCGGGCCGACTGGGGCCTTGGTGGCATCGTAGAAGTAATACCCAAAGCCGTCCTTTAGGTCGAACACGTTGTTCCTATTATTAATATAATTACGAACTGAGTCAGCTTGGGCGTCGGTGATGGTCGCAGGGAAGAGCGCAAGGAACTCTAGGTCGATGGCTGTGTTAAGTCCATTAGTAACTCGCTCGGCTATACTAAACTCTTCCGAGTTTATTGTTGTAGTTGCGCTAGAAGAAAGCAGGTCGGCGTTGTTAATCTTTGAGATTTGAGAACCAGACTTAAATTTTACTTCGTGAAGAATATCACGATTTGAATCATCAAACAATCCTGTGTGGTCAAGCGCAACGTTTGAATTAAAAGACTGTAGTCGCTCTGAGTTTCTGTGAGTAATCGCATAACCGTCAGTTGAAATTGTAGAACCTCCGGTGGAGTTTAATCCAAAGCAGGTTGCGAATTGCTCGCCGCCTCCCCCGAGGACACTAAAGGTCAAGAACGCATACCCTTCTGTCACTGTTGTCCCAAGCAATCCTTTGAGATTGTCGTTTACACCATCGAAGCGTAAGACGCTTTTTTTAATAATGGTGGCCACATCGTTCGATGAGCTTGAGTCTTGGTTGATTGTAACAATCTGGCCAGTCGCGCATTGGAACTTGGTGTCACCGTGCCTAATGCTCGTTGAACCGTTGAAATCACAATCGAAGACGACCGCATTGTTGACCGTGAGCTTGGCCTTTTGAATCGCGTAGTTGCCAGCGTGCGTCAATGCTTGTTGAGCAATCTCAAGGGTATGAGTAATTGAACTTGATTGGCTTGGAGCGACGGTTGTGTAAACTCTGTTCCCATCGATATTAGCATAAAGGTCAGTTCCGTCGTGCCCGTATTTTAAATTGAAAGGCTTGTTTAGTGTAATACCCGTTATCGATTGCTGCGCGGCCCAATGTTTTGAGAAGAGCCTCATTGACCCGTCTGCGTATAACAGCAATCCGAAACCGGTAAAATACGGCCCCCCGCCCATTGGCTGAATGAAGTTTCCAAACTGAGTAATCACCATGTCTACTTCAGCTTCCCAAGTCTGGTTGGAGCCAATGGTAACACTCGGCCCAGTCGCGTAGTTTCCTGAGACGTTCGGGATATAAAGATAACCACCAAGTTTGCCCTGTGGATTCTTGATGAGCGGCAACGCTTTAGGCTGGTTTAGGGCCACGTCTTGTTTCGCATCGCCGCCCTTTTGTGAACCCCGAGCCAAGTTGCGAAGAACCGGAACTGGCTCAAGGAAATCAGCGGTCGTCAGGGCTTCTGCTAGAACGTCACCAGATGTCGCTGGGCTGGTCAGTGTGGATAGATTGAGTGCCATTTGTTATAGAGAGTCTGAGTGATAAGGCCAAAAGAGGATTCTGCGATAGTGACCATTAAAATTATTTGAGTATCCAAAGCCTATTTTTAAAATGTCAGCTCCTGCCCATTGTGTGTTAATAGTGTCTGTATCTAAAGCCGAGCCGTCTAAAGATGAACTTCGGTTTGACGTGTTAAAAGTCACGGCAGCGTTAAACAGTTGATTAGCTACAAGTCCATCGTGATGTGTAAAGCTACCTCCATCATACGTAGAGAGACGGTTCGGATTTGATTTGTAGAAAAATAACTTATTGCTATTTTGTCCCATCAAGACTGCACCGTTAAGTTCGGGAGTTCTATTCTGGGCTTGGATGAAAAATGTTCCCGCGCTTCCATTAAAGAAGTCACTAAAGTCACTGCCGGAAATCACAAGCTCGTCAGAGGCTCGCGTTCTTGCTGCGGCGTTTCCGCTTGCTGTCGGGATGTAAGACGTGGCGACTGAAGATTCCTCAAGCTGTGCGCCCCAGATGTATAAGCCATCTGTATCATTCGGCATAGCCCACGACTCCAACCATCCAGCAGTCAAACCAGACACTAAAGAAATATAATAAGCGTTATACCGATTAGGTGAAACGACAGTAATTCTATACCAACCATCAGGATAAGTTTCTATTGTCGCATTAGAAAAGTCTGAAGCAACAGTTCCTATTGTCCCGCTTAACAAATCAAAATTAGCGTATTGTGATGCTGTGTTTGCACTTGCTATTTGTAAATATCTTAATTCTTTAGCTTTTGCGAAAAGACTAAATGAACCAGTTACTGTATTAGTCGTTCCAAATCGAGCAATGTTGTGCCGCGAGGAATTAGTGTTACCTTTTAGCAACGTAGCAACCTCACCACCGTCAGGAGATGATTGCCCACCCGTAATGCTTACGTCATCCGCTGTCCAGCCAGTGGTAAAGTCCTCACTGTAAGTGACCAAGTTCGTCGCACTAGGCTCCACCAGAATCATCGGCACTCCATCAACGTGGTCCACGCGCACCGTGTCAGGACTAGCGGTCGCTATGTTACCGTTGGCATCTGTGTAAGTCGCGGTTCCTGCGCGGGTCGCTGTGATGACATTAAGCGTATCCGGCTTGCTTGGGTCTAGGTCTAGTGTTGGGTTCTCTAGGGTTCCAATCATGGAATCCCGAGCGTCAAAAAGAAGGAAGGGATCAAGCTCGTTGGGGTGAAACTCATTCAAGTTACTTAGCCTTTGCGTAAGCGGCCTGGTTAACGGAAGCGTAACACTCCTGTTGATGGCAGGTCTACTTAGCCAAGGCTTCAAGCTGTCCTTCTTCTTCGACATATTCCCTATAGATAGATTGGTTTGATAACAACCTTCACACTGAAGGAGCTACCGGCACCTGTAACATTTACGCGGATGTCTGACAAGGGAGTAGTGAACAATCCACCACCGTTACCAGTGAGAGTTGTGTCGTCACCGAGGGCTACCCAAGCGGTCCCGATCTTTTGCTCAAGGCTAACGGTTGCTCCGTCGAATGTCCCGGCTACAAAGAATCCACTAGGTGTCCCGGTCCCTGTGTTGACTGCGGGTGTGGTTGATGAATCAAAGGCACCAGCACCACCGCTTAGGTTGGAGTTGGCAAGTGTTATGTCTGTGCTAAAGTTTGGCATATCGTGTTGTTAGTAGTTAGAGGTGTTAATGCCAGTGCTTGAGGCTGTTCCTAAGCCACCCATGGTTGGTCTCCGTAACACAAGGGATGCAGCACCACGTCTCTTCTTTTTCATCGGGCTGGCTTGCTCCGGTTGTTGGACTGTTTCAGCTACGGCTGTTGGGGGTGGGGGGCTAGCCGGGGGCTCCTGCGGTTTAGGCGTTTTGACACTCATGCACATGGGTTATTCGGGGGTAAGGAATTGGTTCTCTAACTGGTCTTCATGAAGGGTTTTTAGAAAGTTAACAAGTTCTCGCTTCCCCATATAAAAATCAATCTCCCGAAGCGAATCGCTAGGGGAGAAATCTTTGCTTGGCACGCGTTCGTCCAAGAACTTTATAAGGTCATCTGGGATGTTAGGAATGTAATCACTCATGTTGGACTTTCCTACTATGGTCCTTATTAGCTATACAACTTCGTTCCAGATGCGCTAAAGCTCGCCAAGCAACAGCCGCCCACTCCCCTTCAAGCATGTGTCGGAGCATGGCATCAAGCTCATCCTTGGACTTACTCATGTCCCACCATATCTCATCTTCGGGGTGGTGTTGGATGTTACCTTTGTAGCTTTGCTTGGCTACTTCCACCAAGGCATGGGGAAAATAACACATCAACCCACGATACAATGGGATCTGTTTGCGCTCCTCGGCGGTGCCTTCGATTGTTATTGTGTTGGGGTCCATAGCTTTATCTCCTTGGTTTCTTTGTTGTAGTATCCATCTCTAAGGATGAAGGCCATCCGGGCATTGAGTAGGGCATCCTCCTCGTTCATCCCAGCTTTCTCGTAGGTGTTAACAACAGTCTGCCACTCGGCACCGTCCTTGTTAAGGATCTTTTCGGCTGTCTTTAGGCCCACCCTTGGGACACCAAAGTAACCATCGGTTGCGTCACCAGCAAGGGTTTGCACTAGGTGTTGGAAGTCGGCCTCCTCTTTTGTTATCTTTCGTAGGTCGTCCTTAAGGAAGTTATACCACGTGCAAGGCACAGTCGCGAAGTCCTTGTCACCACTAACAATAATCGAACCATCGGGGTCACGGCTACCAATGATACCTAGAACATCGTCGGCTTCCAAGCGGTCCACCTTAAGAGCCGTCCACTCATCACAAGCCCACTCACGAAGGTCATTGATGCCTAGGGGTGATCGCTTGTCCCGGCGGTGTGCTTTATACTGTAGGTTTATCTCATGGCGAAACGTGTAGCGATCCGAGAACACCATCGTTATCTCATCACCGTTGTCTTCGTATGCGTCAAGGATCTCACAGATACAATCAGTCACCATGATAAAGGAATCCTTGAGGTCACTGAAGTCAGAGTGGACTGTGAAGATGTCATCGTCCCATCGGATCTCCTTCTCGGCTGCAAAGGCAGCACGGTAAAGAAGCATGTCGCCATCTATGTATATTTTCTTACTCATCGTATTGGTGTGCAAGTAAGGATTCCGCTGCCATAGCTCCAGCCTTGTAGTTTTTATACTCTAACGGTTCAATCTGCTCCACGTAAGGGTTGTCGTTCCAGTCAGATGTTTCTCTATGCACCAACACGTTTCGGAATCCATCCCACCAAACAGGATAGTCACCCGAAGAGAGTTCAACAGTGGCTTGCTTTAGTTTCTTTTTCCATTTTTTCATAGATCTTTTTAGTGTGTGTCTTTCCAGGTTTTACCAATGCTATACTCACCGTCGAGTGGGCATCGGAAGCGTAACAACTTACCAGCCTTGGCTAGTGAGTCACAGAATAGTTGACCGAGTTCCTCCGCGTGTTCCTCAAGGCAACTAAACTGGACCTCATCGTGGATGTTACCGTGGAGTTCGTAGGGGTGAGGTGCAGTTTGACTAAATACAACAAGGGCTTTTTTGAGCAGCACCGCACCGCTCGACTGCAACAAAAGATTGAGGGCAGAGTGATGCGAGCGAACTGGAAGCCGGCGACCATCCAATCCACCTAGCCACTGCTTACCTTTGAGAGCTTGCTCGATAGCATGTTGTAGTTTCTTGATCGCCGGAGTCTTTCGCATGAACTCGGCCTTCAATCGTTTACCCTCTCGTCTACTTCCACCAACAATAGATCCAATCTTCTGGTCACCGGCTCCGTAAAGGAAAGCGTAGATGAAGGTCTTGGCGTGGTCTCTTGTGGGTAATCCTGCGGCCTCTTGATTGACGGTGTGGATGTCCCCTTCTAGGATTGTCCTTGCGTATGCTCCGTTATCGTAAGGGTGCAAGAAGTGGGCAAGTGCGCGTAATTCCAAACCACTAGCATCTGCCCCAACTAACACTTTCCCCTCCGGTGCTGTAAACAGATCACGACACTGGGAACCGTAGACTGCTCTCGACGCTGGCACGGCCGATAGGTTAGGTTTGCTGTGCGTGCATCGTCCGCTAACCGCGCCGTTTGTATTGACCTCACCGTGGATGCGTCCGTCCTTGACTAATGTTAACCACCCTTGGCGACCTTCGGCTACCTGTCCTAGGCGTTTGCTAATAAGGAGATACTCCAATAACAACTTAGCCTCTGGTTTATCAATCTCCTTAAGGACTGCCTCATCAATCTTAGGTCGCTTCCCTTCGTAAGCCTCTGGCTTCCACCCCATCTTCATCAAGCGTTCTGCTATCTGATCCCGGCTGTTAGGGTTGAATGGGATGGTCTTGGTTTTGTTACCAGTCTTTGCTGCCTTGTCTGCGAGAACTTGCTTCAACTTATTCTCCTTGAGGACAAGCTTAAGGCCACCCTTGGTTGCAGCCGTGTAAGTCTTACCATTCACCTCAACTTGCCAACCCTTTGGGGTCTTCATCTCCTCGGTGGTTGACGGGAACATGTCTTGTAGTTCGTCCCGGAGTTCAGCCCGTCGTGCCATAAGTTCTTCGGCAAGCTCGTTAGCTTTCTTGATGTCGAATGGCCACCCGTTAATCTCCTGTTGTGTCATCAACTCGGCGAAGTCATGCTCAAGAAATAACATCTCTGCTGATGGCTTACCGGACATGAAGTGAAGGAACAGATCCACCACCACATTAACATCCTGCTCACAGTAGTCTTGCATCTCTTGGCTCCACTTAGTCCAGTCTTCGGTGGCACCGTGGTCATCCTTTTCGTTACCCAAGCGGAGACCCCATGCCTTCAAGCTGTGTCGTCCTCGTAGGTTCTTGGGGAACTCTTCGCCACGTCTACAGTCTTCCGTAAAGAGATCAGGGTGGATGACTTGGGACATGACCTTGGTGTCCACGACCCGTGCTGTTATCTCATAGCCTAGCTTTCGGAGGGCCGGTGCATCAAAGTTGATCGCGTTGTGACCACAGATGTTATGCGCGGCGTTCAACATGGCCACACCTTCATCTAGGTTGTTAGCGTTGGAACTAAACGAGTGCATCTTACGTGCATCCGGGTCGTAGATGGAGATACAGTGTAGATCTTTTAACCCAGCGAGTGTAGGCCAGAAGTCGATAGCGTTAGTCTCTATATCAAAGTAGAGCATCTTATGTTTTTTCATTCTTAGTTGTTGTTAATGTTAAGTGCCGGTCTATTCCCGGCTGTCATAGTTAGTTTTACTTCGTCTAAAAGAAGAGGGAGTAAGGATACCTAGCCATTAAATTAATAAGTCGCCCCACTGTTCAGACATAGCATCCGCAATACCTTGGCAAGTGACCGACCTGTTCTTCCACCGATCTTTACCGGGTGAAGCGTAGTGAACTTTGTGTGTCTGATTCTTGGGAAGGGATAACATCTCTTGCTTTACATTCATCGTTTCGAAAAGTGGCGGTAAATTTTTTAACCAAAAACCTGTCGCCTTACTTTCGGTGTGACCAAACATCCAAGGCTGCACAATCTGTGACTGCTTACTTCCGATGATCTCGCGAGCATAGCGGTGCATGATAGGATTCTCAACAGCAATGTGAGTTATGTTAGGAGCGTTAAGTAACGTCTTAAAGAACGCCGCCGCATCAAACAATTTAAACCACCGAGTAATGTCAGTGTGTAAGTGCTTAACACCAGAGTTAGTTAGATAGGTGCAAGGTGGGTGAGCAATCATCAAATCAAATCTTTGGTTTAACAATTCAGTAACATCACCCATGTGGTGTGGGCCGGGAGCTTCACTAGGAAGTATGTCACAACTCACTGCATCGTGGCCGCGCTTAATAAACGCATCGCGAACGACACCAGAGAACTCACACGCTACCAAGACTTTCATAACTCTTCAAAAGTATACTCACTCATGCGTCCGGTAACAGGATTAAATGCAAGGTTAGTTGCCACTCCGGTGTCACCTGAGAATCTATTCTTTAACACACGAACCGTCGTAACATGCTTATGCTCAGGGTCTTGCTGGTTTCGCTCCAAGCCTATCACCATGTCGGA